GTTGCGAGCTTCTCAGCTCGCAACGGTTTTGCCTTTACCTCCAAACACTGAAAGGGTGCTTATGACATGAGTCGTTTCCGAACTCGTCTGGTTACAAACCGTCAAGCCGGATCCGCTGTTGTAATTGATCGAGCCTCAGGCAATACTGTGTATGCAGATACACAGACTGGCGAAGGCTCAGTCGTTCTAACAGACGGATACGTCGAAGACGAATTTGGCGTGCGCAACGGTGCCTTTACCGCTGTGCGTGGTGAAAACGGACGCCCCATTAATGGGGAATACGTTGGTGGAGATGGATATATCCGCAGATTTACCAATTGGTATCCGCAATATTACCATTTCATTCACGGCCCAGACTATGTCGGAGATGGAGGACGACCTGATGTTTTCCAACTTGCTTCTCAAGTAATCTCCCGTACTAACCCCTCAGGGGCAGTCGTGGATGTACCTGTAGCGCTCGCAGAGTTGCGTGAGCTACCGGCCCTTGTTAAGCGGTTTGGAGATGGACTCCTAAAGAATATTGCCGATGGCAATCTTCGATATGAGTTTGGCATCAAGCCTATGATTAGCGATCTGAAAGGTCTTCTGAATTTTCAGAAGCAGTTCGATAATCGTATGAAGCTCTTTAAGAAGCTTCAGACCTCACCCATGTGCAGAAAATCAGGCCCTCTGTATAACACTACTGTTCAAGGTTCGGGTGGGCTGGTAACAGCTCACTCTGCGCATCCTCTGCTAACTTTTAGCGGATCGATACGTACCATGACACAGCGTGAATACTGGGGCTACTGCAACTGGACACCCTCTGAAGCGCTTTTAAAAGCGCCCAAGAGTGATGAACAGCTTGCAGCTCTTGCTAGACGAGCCGTCTTAGGGTTAACCCTAGATGCGTCGACCGTGTGGAACCTAGTTCCCTGGTCGTGGCTCGTTGATTGGTTTAGTAACGTTGGTGAGTTTCTGGAAAACCAGAGGCGAATCATCGATGTCTATCCCGACAATCCGGCTATTTGTTTTCGTGCAACCCACACGGCAATCTTAACGATTGACGCACCTGACTACGGTATGACCGGGGTCACTGTGGAACAAGTCACGCATTACAAAAACCGTACAAGAGTCTCTGCTGCCCTTCCTAGCGCATACTTGCCGCTCCTTACGGGGCGTCAGGTAGGAATACTTTCTAGTCTTGCTGCGTTGCGTTCGCGGTAAGCGACACAAACGGGCAAGGCCCAGAAAGAAACGAGCATGTTCGCCGATCAGCTGACCGTTACGGTCAACGCAGTTGCCAAAGTCCTGAATCGAATCAATCAGGACAAGTACGGTTCCGAGTACTTTCTTCGTGAAAGCACTCAGGAATTTCGTCTCAAGATTCGAAATTCTTCGTCGAAGCCGGCTGGATCTCTCCAGACGATCGATCGTCACAATTTCGAATTGACGAATACAGTGTACGCGACCTCTACGGTCCCGGCCATCGTCCGTAGGGCCTACAGTGTGTATGAGAACTCACGTTCTGATACTGCTGCAGACCCGCTCAACGTCTTCGTCGGCTTCGCGGGCTTCAACAGCTCCGCGAATATCCAGAAGGCACTCAACTACGAGTCGTAAGACTTGAAGTTGATCTTCAGTCGATTTCAGATGAAATCGTCTTGAAGAGAGCCAATCTCGGTTAACTGTCGTCACTATAGCTGATCACTGGAATCTCTTCCGTGAGGCAATAGATGAAAAGCCAGCTAAACGATATGCTCGAGATCTGGTGCGCATTGTCTAACGACATTGCGCGCTCGTACGCTACGTCCAGTGTGGAGTTGTCTCGCGATTGCGAGACGGCAAAACACAACACCATTTCTCGTGGTATAGGGTTCTTCACCCTAGACCTTCCTTCCCTAGATGCACACCTTCTTCAATTACTTGAAGATGGGTATGTACGCTTTGAGGGGCCTTTAACAGCTCGTCGAAGCAAGAAGGACGTGAGACCCAGATTTCTCTGGTTTCTCTGGTCGAGAATATGCGATGTAAATGGATGGCTGTTAGACGAACCCGATCCTGATGCCATTTTCTTTCTTCGGCAGATCACATCGATCTTTAAGAAGTTAGAAGTTGGTTGTGCTGATTGGCGGCTCCAAGAGACGCTAACCGGGTACCACCAAAATGACTCCAGAATCGTTCCCCCAATCCTCGATTGGTCAGGAGATACTCTTGAAGTGGACGATCGAATTAGATTCGATCGCTCGTTTCATCGCTCAGAAACTCCCCTGCTTGATGCAGGACAGTCTGTCGACGATCTTCAGGTTTATCGGTTCCTGCAGCGGCTCGATAGAGTCGCTGCCGTTCTCATTACTGAACTAGGAACTTTCGACGCAATGTCCGAAAGCTCCCCAGAAATGGGAATCTTCAGCCACGGTAAGGGTGCTGTTTCTAACTTACGGGGGAGTGAGTACAAATACTCATTTCCTACGTGGTCAGAAAAACTCGAAGGTACTTTTCCCTTCGACTGGTGTTCAGGTGCATCGATTGGAAGTGTACCACGTTCTAACGTGGAACCATTTTCCAAACTTTGCGCTGTTCCTAAGACTTCTAAGTCACCAAGACTTATTGCTTCGGAGCCAGTTGAACATCAGTGGTGCCAACAAAAGATTATGACTTGGCTCGACTATCGAATTGATACCTCGATAGCCGGCTGTTTTCTCAATCTTCATGATCAAGGGTTATCCCGAGATCTTGTTCGCACCTCTTCCCTGGATCGTAGTCTTTCGACCATCGACCTGTCTAATGCCTCTGACTTACTGTCATGTCGGCACATTGAAAGTATGCTCAGGAGTAATCCTGGGCTACTATGTGCTGTTCATGCAGTTCGTACAAGAGTCCTTAGAGACCCATACTCCAATAGCCTTATAAAGCTAAAGAAGTTTGCGTCCCAGGGATCAGCACTCACTTTCCCTCTTGAGTCCCTATTCTTTCTTAGTGTAGCACTGGCTTCCGCTGGTGCTTCCACTCCAAAAGAAATTAGGAAACTCATTGGAAAGGTCCGCGTCTATGGGGACGATATCATCGTTCCCTCAGCGGCGTACGAAGCTACGGTGTATAACCTCACTTACCTTGGATTACAAGTCTCAGTAAAGAAATCCTTTACTAAAGGCAAGTTCCGAGAGTCGTGTGGTATGGATTGCTGGAATGGCTTTGATGTCACTCCTGCTAAACCTAAACACCTCAGCTCAGATACGCCTGTACAAGTAATGTCAATGTTAGAGCTTGCCAACAACCTTTATCTTAAAGGCCTATGGCTAGCATCTGACAAAGTCAAATCACTACTACCTAAAAGGTTTTCAAAGGTAGTGATGAATTACAAGTCAGGCGTTCTGGCGCTATGGTCGTATGGAAAATCACTTATACCACCTATGATAAAGTGGTGTAAGCGTCTCCATTACCATTATTTCGACGTACCCTCCGTTACAACGAAGAGTAAGCGAAAAGCGCTAGACAGTAGCGACAGCTTGAGAGAACATCTCACACGAAGATTCAGTGCTTTACAGCCCAGAATCTTAGGTGTCGCGAATAGACCAAGGGAGATTTTCTCCGTGGTCAGGGTATCGCTGTAAAATCAGCGACAAGAGCCATATAATTATAAATAAC